TACAACTGTATTCGCTGTATTAGCAGATGTGGCTGTTCCGCCAATAAGACTAACAATGTAGTCTTGATCTGCTTGCTTCTTTGTAAGAATGTCAAAATTGTTGACCTTGGCAGTTGTGCCTTCAACAATCAGCCCATTCTTTACCTTAAAGTCTTTATTTACTGTTGCCATTTTTTATCTCCTTGTTGGTTAAGCCTTTAAACCCATACGAGCAAATCGTACGGTTATAGGCGTAATACCCACTGCTGGCGTTACAGAAATATTTACTGTATTCGCCACCCTAGAGACGCTAATGGTGCCAATGTTCCCATCGTTGTCTATTGTTCCATACTCGCTAACGGAAACACCGTTTCCATCAACAAGTATAGTCATTTCTGTTGCATAAAACTTATTATCTCCATTTGTTGTCTTCTTTATGGAGACTAAGTACTTGACCATTCGCCAAACAGTTGCATCAAAGTTATCAATAACTGTTGCATTCTGAATATCTGAAATAGTGTTCTCATTGTTTCCAGACGATCCTAAGTCTGTTGACTGAGCAGCTGTAGTATCAATCAGGTTCTCATAATCTGTCTGTGTAGGACGATCTCCTGTTTGAAATGTTGACTTTATTGAGCTAAGTGGTAGTCTGGACATATGCTTATTATAGCATATTTATATTAAAGTATATAATTACTGTAGCCAATAATTTGAAGCGGAATTGGAGGAACAGCACTTGCTCCACCTGCTTCAATGCGAATTGCTGTTAGTCTAATTCTAAAAGGTAGTGTAGAGTTTATAACTACATTTTTGCTTGGAGCACTAATACTTGCTCTAATTGCAAAGTCTTGCTCAATTCTTTTTGTAAATACTGGCCTGTCTTCATATATCTTAACAGTAGCCATTATGCAGTTACATCCTCAAGGACAATGAGTTTGCCTTGAGCTACCGTCCAAACTATTGCATCCTGATCAAGTGAAACCTCAATATCAAAAATATCATTGGTTTGAAGATTGGCTGTTTGTGATGCTGTCAAAGAAACAGTAAACTCTCCAACAAGGTCATCTGCATCTTGAATTGGTGTTAATGTGTAAATAAGTGTTGCTGTATCTGTCATTTCTCCAGGAACTACTGGGTTTGTAGTAGGACGCTTAATCTGCATAGAAATGTTCCAGTCAGGGATAACCAAAGGAACTTTAGCATCATCAGTTAAATAAACCTTAAAAGCTGCTGTGTCGCCCTTAACAAAAGTCCAGTTTACGAATGGTGGTCTTTCACCAATGTCGTATGTAGATGCTTGTCCTCTGAATGTAGCCATTTTTATATTATACCACGATGAAAACAACAAATAAAATAATTTAAAAAAATATTACAAAAACTTGCCTTTTGGGTCAATTTCATGTTATACTTAGATAGTGCTACCAACTGGTAGCATCTTTAGTCTCTAGGAGGTTATTATTATGAGAAGAGATAAAAAGATTTGGATTGGAATCCTTGCTGCACTTGGGCTTATTGCACCACTAAGTAATGCAGCTAACGCTTTAAGTACTGAAAATAATCTGAGTAAACCAGCTTTAGCTGAACCTTCAACCGCCAAGGCGGTTTTTTTGGTTTCTAAGCCTAAAAGTTTGGTAGCAGTAAAAAAGAACCTAGATGTTCTATATAAATATCAAGATGCTGTTAGCCTTACAGATCGTCAGCTAAAGGAGCTTTTGCATGCCGTTGGTTTTCGTGGTGAAGGCCTAGTCAAGGCTTGGGCTGTAGCCAAGAAGGAGTCTAATGGACGACCACTTGCTTTCAATGGCAATGTAAAGACTGGAGACAATTCTTATGGTATCTTCCAGATCAATATGCTTGGAATGCTAAAAGAAGGTCGTCAAGATAAATTTGGGCTCAACTTTAACAGTGAGCTTTTAAACCCTGTCATTAATGCACAGGTTGCATATCATATGAGTAATGGTGGAAAGAACTGGTCTGCTTGGCATGGCATTACGCCAAAGACTAAAGTTTGGATGAAGAAGTTTCCAATCTAAAAAGGAAGATCTTTATTGAGCGTTGTTGGGTATTCATCGTTACCCCTCATAAATACTGTTGAAAAGTATCTTGTAGAATCACTTAAAACTGGCAAAGAGCCATGTAGGATTTCTCCTCCGTGGAGTAATGCTGAACCTGCCTTTGGCTTTATAGTGATACCAAGCTCTGGATAGTCAATTTCTCCTCCAACATAGTCATCATTATAATAAATTACCAAACCATAACCTAAATAGTAGCCTGCTGGTGTTGTATCATTATCACGATGAGCCTTAATTTGATCATCCTTTTTAAATCTAGATATTTTTAACTCTGTTTCACAATAAAAATATGAAGAAAATATATTTTTAACCTTGTCAAAAACAATCCTGTTGCATAAATCGTAATGATCAGATAAAAACAAGCTTTTACCATACCAAAAGTCTTTAGTATTTGATATGTGATTTGTGTCAAACCAGCTTGTTGATGGTTCATTCTCTATAACTTCCAAAATACTATTTAGTTCATCTTGACTCAAAAAGTTTTCAATCTCATAAACATCTTCAGCAAGCTTATTGATTATAAAGTCATACTTCATTTTATCCAAACTTACTGCTATGAATATGGTTAAGTTCAATGTGATTAATGTTTACGTGACTTGGCAACTCAGACACCCAGCGAATACACTCTGCCATATCTTCTGCAGTTATTGCACTATCCCGCTTTTCTTCTTGAGTATCAATAGTTCCTGGACAAATTTCTGTTATCTTAATATTATAGGCTGGAAACTCTAGACGCATTGTATCTACAAGAGCCATTTGGCCTCTTTTGGCGTTGATGTAGTTACCACCAGAACGGTATGGTACTTTTCCACCTAAAGAGCTAATGAATATGATAGTTGGAGATTGAGATTTTTTCATTGCTGTAACAAACAGCTGAGAAAGATACATTGGTCCTGTTACATTAATGTCATACGCTGTTCTAAAATTTGCTGGAGTTTCGTTTATTATCATTGTTGGACTTGCACCACCACCAGCATTATTTACTAAAAGATCTAAAGATATATCTTTATATTTTTCAGCAAAGTCTTCTATCTGCTTAGAGTCAGTTATATCTAACTGGTAAATTTCAACATTATCTGAAACTAAGTCTGACATCTTAGATAAATTTCTTGATACAGCTATAACATGATACCCATTTTGAGACAACAACTTAACTGTTGCACGACCAACACCTTTGCTTGCCCCTGTTACAATAGCAGTCTTCACTTACATACTTTCGTTGCGATTAAGGCTCATGTTGTTGTGAATCCAGTGTCCAGGAACCATATACTTATGTCCAGATTTTACAACATGGGCTGTATGAAAATATGGTGCCGATGCTGGAAATATTATTACACTATTTGCTTTTGGTTTAACACCAAAATCTATTGATTTATCAGCAACTGCTACATCGTAGTCTAAATCAACAGCTGGTGCGCCACGCACCCATCCATCAGAACTGGTCCACCCACCATCATAATCTTTTAACTGAAAAGAAATCTCTCCGCCTTCACAGTCATCATTTAAATACATAACAAGCGAATATCTTAGTGTTTGATCTCCATCTAACTGATCAAAATGTGCACCCATACCCATTCCAGAGTTGTACTTTTTAATGTTAAATGTTGGAAATAGTCTTGGCTCGTCAAAATCTCCTAAAGATGATGCATAGTCCTTGCATATATTAGTAAATGTTGTCATTACGGCATCATAAATATATTTGCTTTTTTCTCCAACCTCACCCTTTATTTGTTCAATTGCTGATAGATCAAATGTTTTAGTTTGTCCATAAATAAAAGTTTTATCATTAGAAGATGTCCAGTTATCCCAAACATTAACATTAAAGTCATTAGAAGATTCTAGTTCATCTAGCTCCAGGAGCGTCTGCTGAAACTTATCAAAATTATCAATTGCATCAGTATAGTAATAAACTTTTGGATCTAGAATCTCTTTATTCATCATATCTCCTTAGTACTTATTTTTCTCATAAAAGTTTTTTTCTTTAACAAATCCAACCAGAACATATCTTATTGGACCGTCTCCTACTGGAACTACTCCGTGATGGAAGTCGCTAGTTCCTGGGAATATTATTAAAGATCCCTTTTTTGGCTTTATCGTAAAGTCAAATTTCTCAAAGAATAGCTCTCCGTCAACATATTCATCATTAAGATAAAGTATGGTTGCATATCTGATTGATGGATCTGTATCTTGGTCTGTATGAGCCTTCAGCTCAACACCAGTTTGCATTCTTTGCAGTGTTGCTAATCCGCTAAGCTCTAGAGTTGGATCTGAATAATGTACAATATCTGCCAATCTGCGATAAACTTTACGATAAATCTCTGTTCCACCAATAACTAAATTTTTATCTGCCCAACCCTGCGTTATTTCAAATTTTCCTTCTGCAACAAGATTATCAACATCATCTCTTCCAAACTTTTCCATACAGAATCTTTTAAGATTTTTTGTATATTCTATATGCCAATCTTCTTCTGGAGTATTGTTAATAATTTTCATGTATTCTGATAACTCTTCTTCAGATACAAAGTTTTCTATCAAAATAACATCCTTTGTTATTTCATTAAACTCTATACCAAACTCTTTTAGCTCTTTTGAAAGATATGCGGACATACTAGATTCCCTCCTCTGGCTTGTATTTGTTTCCATCTTTATCTAGCTTCCACCCCTGCTTAAGCAGCTCTTGCCACTCTGCTCTTTCAACCTCTTGCTTTGCTCTTGTTTCTTTCATTTCTTCTGCCCAAGCATCTCTTAGTTCTTGTGGGTATGCATCTTCTTCTCTATCATCCCAGAATGATCCTATTGTATATCTTACACCCTTAGTAATAAGTGATACCTCGTGCATATTGTTAAATCCCCCGTCAAAAACGGCAAGCATACCAGTCTTTGGTTGAATTTCTATATTCTGGGCTGGGAACCTTAAAAGACCACCCTCAAAGTCATCGTTTAAGTATAAGAAACCAGCATATCTACTTCTTGTAAATGCTCCAGAATTACCCTTCTCGTCTGTGTTATCAGAGTGTAGTCTTGCATATGCTCCTGGCTCCCACTTTTGAGTGTGGTATCCAATTTTTGAAATTATCTTAGGGTCAACATCATGGACTGATGCAATTGCCTCTGGCATCTTGTTTTCAATATCTGAAAAAATAGTTGGAGATAGTCCAGCATCAACTACTTCTTGGTCATTGTCTTGTGGCAGTACAGAAGAGTATGACTCATAAAAAGAAATAGGCATCCATGTAATTGCTCCATTGTCTGCTTGAGCGTCTAGTGCCTGAATCATTTTTTTGCAGTCTTCATCACTGATAAAGTTTTCATAAACAACAATGTCTTTTGTAAGCCTATGCTTATTGTTTAGGTTCATTTTACTCTTACCGCTCCTTCTATAATATGTCTTTGTGGATTATCTCTTCTAAACTGTTCTTCTAGTTCTGGCTGCATGGCGTACCAAGCTTCTTTACCAAATTCCTTTTCTTTTGCATACCATTCATCCGTGCCTTTTTGATATTTTTGCCAATACATTCTTGATAAAAATTTATGATTGTTATAAGATGGCATAACACCATGTAGGTATGGCTTACCGTCTTCTGTAAGGTAGTCTGGATGTCCTGATGGAAAAACTAAAAGATCGCCTGCAACTGGCTTATACTTAACAAGTTTATCACCCATAGCAAAATCAACCTCTCCTCCCTCATAGTCATCATTAAAGTAAATTGTACATGTAATTATGAACTTATATCCTGGAGCACTTCCTTGCTCTCTCATATAGTCTGAGTGATATCTCATTCCATGTTGCTCTGTTTCATTACTTATATGATATTTTCCTATTGTTCCGCCTGCCCATCTCCAGGTTGGTACAGTGTCTCCATTTTCGTCTACAGAGGTTGCATCAAAATCTACATCAACATTATATCTTTTTATATAGTCTTCAGTAACTAAATAAAAATTTTCCATCATTTCCATGACAAAGTTTTTCTGGTCTTCTTGAGTTTGTGTGCTTGTTTCAACATTTTTCAAACCAGCATACTTATCATCCAAAATCATTCCAGGAAATATTGGATTTAGATAGTCACCAAAAATAGACCATTTTGTCCAATTACTAAAAAGCCTGTCTTCTGACTCTACTAAAGAATCAGTTAATACCTTGTAAGACTTTGAGATATCTTTAAACATGTTCTTATAAACAAGAATATGTGGATAGATTTCTATAGCCTCAAGATTTGTACTCATATTAAGGCTTTCTATCTCCAGTATGCTCTGTTATCTCCCAGAAAAATGGGCAGGTAAATCTAAGTCCACTTTTAATTTCTGTTACACCATGAATATAGTTCATGTCTCCAGGGAAGAAGTAGGCTGCACCCTTTTTAGGCTTAAATTGAACACCTTGATTTGGAAAGTATAACTCTCCTCCTTCATAGTCATCATTTAAATAAAATAAACTAGATAGGTCATAGTTTGGAAAATCATTTGGAAGTCCAGCATCTGGCCCTTCATGTAATTCTTTGTCAGCATGAGGCTTTTGGAATTGTCCTGGAAGCCACTTTACAATAGTAGTTCCAGTTGGTATAACCTTTACCTTATAAAAATCTTCTACGATTGGTTGTAATCTTTGAAATAGTCCAGCGATGACTGGTGAGATGTTTGGATCATTCTTGTCTAAGCTTGGCTGTGTTGCAACTCTGTCTTTCCAATAGTCTGAGTCATATACAACAGTACCGTTTTCATTTACGTGACTTTCTGTTACATCCCAAACTGTTATAGACTTTGCAGCCTTTTCTAAAAAGTCCATTTCTTCTTGAGTCATAAAGTTTTCTAGTTCAACAATCATTTCTTTTCCACTGCCAAACCAGCCAGATGGGGTCAATGAGGGCTTTCTAACTACAACAGAAGCATTTATGTTTTCCATAATTAGATTATACCATTTCCCTTATTTTGTGTATTATCTGTAACTGAAAGACGTAAAACCTTAGTCTCATGTGATCCAACGCTTTCGCCCTTTTCATTAACCGCATCTCTATACCAGTCAGTCCACTCTCCAGACTTGTTAATTACTTGAGCTGCCTCTCCGTAAGACTGATGTGCCTTTTCTCTTTTTCTTTCTGGGTCGGAATAATCAAAGATTTGAATTGATGTATTATCCATAGCAGTTAAAGAAACTGGAACTAGTGTTGCAATAGGGGTTCCTGCTTTTATAGTAATTTCTTTATTGGCAGACCGTGCTTTAATTGCTAAAGGAAAGCCAGTGTCTAGCCAAGATGTGCTTATTAATGAAGACATAGTTTCAAAATCATCATTAAAGTAGTTTACTGGATTGATAGTAAACATACTAACATTTTGTTCAGACCTGAAGGTTAATCCTGTATTAATACTCACAGTGGACTGACCTCTTCCAGTATAAGTGAAATTGTTACCCTCTAAGATTGTAACATTATCTGAGTTTGTATCATTTATGCCGTTCCAAATAAACTTAATGTCTTCCTTGCATGAAAGATTCCACCCAATCATATTTGCTTGAGTAACAGGAAAGCATCTGTATGCATGCTTTTCTGGTGTTACATCCATCCAATCTCTTTTAATTGACATTGGAGAAATAACAATTTTTGAATCTGGAAATCTTTCAACAGAAATATTAAGCATTACCGATTATCCTCAGTATACATTTCTGGTGTATGGAACTTCTTGTTATAATCTAGCATTGTAACGATAGAGTACTTTGTTCCAGATGTTACTGGCATTGCACGGTGTGGATACATGTAGTTAGATGGGAATATGTACAAGTCTCCTGCATCTGGCTTAATTAATAAGTTTTGAAGTCTAAAGTATAGCTCTCCACCCTCATAATCATCATTTGGATAAGCAACCAATGATACTGTACAGTTATAAGAGAAGCCATGATCATGGTGCTCTTGGAAATGTTGTCCTGGACCATACTTAATAAAGTTAAACGCTTCCCAATACTTTAGGTCCATGATGTTATAGTCTTTTCTATAGTCATCAACTGCTGCAGATTTAACATCATAAAGGTCTTGCCATAACTCTTGTAGCTTAATTGAGTCTGGACTAGTGTTTAACTCAATGTCTGACTTTTTATATTTAAAGTCTACGCAGTCTCTGTAGTCAGGAATTAGTTGTTGATAACCAACATATGCTGGCTGCCACGTAAACTGATCTTTTTCTCCCAAAGGCTTTACTACTGCCTCAATCCTATTAATAACATCAATATCTTTGTTGATTACACCCTTGTAACATACAATTCCGTTTCCAAGGTTTACTTTTTCTGTCCAAGTTTTCATATTTCCCCCTATTTATATTCTCTTCTAGACCAAACTTTATTCTTATAAACTCCACCGTCGGGCTGTCTATAAAAGTTAGCATTCTTCATCATTCTATCATATATCTCTGTTGACCCTATAAAACTAATATCATGTGACCAATCTTCTCTTTTAAATGGAAGGATCTGAACGTATGGAGTTCCTGCTGGAATAGTTCCTTCCCAACCTTCTGCAATAAAAAATGGAAATGTTCCAAGAAGATGAACACTATCGTTGTCAACAATTCCAGTGGTATTCATGAATGGTAAGTCAAAACGATTCATAGGTGTCATAAACAATGCACTATATCCTTCTGGTAGCTCTAAGCCCCAATCTGGATACCAGGCAAAATGATCCCTATAAAAACCTTTTGGGTGCTCAAATTGTGGCATAGCAAGTCTTTTGCTACAAAAATCTTTATGGCGTGCATCATCTATTCTTACATCTATTGAACCACCAGCTGTTTTAAAAAAAGTAAGATCACATGGAGTCTTAAGAACATAGCCTGTTGAAAATGCATCCATTATTGCTGGACATGCTTTCCATGTAGGAATTTTTCCATAGTCATCAGTTGTTCCCTCTTTAGGAAAAGGACAAACTTCTTTTGGCGCTTTGTAATATTCTCCAACTGCATTCTTAGCAAATCTATCTGCATCTTTATACCATTGAGGAATAACAGATTGTGTTGGAGATGGAACAGAAGGACTATCCTTGGTTATCCACGGTCTGTATGCTGTAAACTTTGCAATATTTTCTTTGATTGTCATTACTTGTGACCTAGCTCATTAATATCAGTCATTATAACAACACAATATTTTGTTCCAGACCTCATTGGTAATGATGCATGCTCATAAATATAGTTTGATGGGAATATTGCAATATCTCCTACCTTTGGAGTAAGCGTATATCCATCTAGTCTTGGGAACTGAATTTCTCCGCCTTCATAATCATCGTTAATATAAATAACTGCAGAAACTGTTGCGTTATATGCTGGTCCATGGTCTGCATGAATGTTGAAGTGTTTTCCTTCTCCTTCATATTTTACAAAATTAAATGCTTCATAATATACAACATTGATTCCCCAATATTTTGCGTAGTCATCAATACAATACTTTAGCTTCTCATATATTTCTTGATGTAGATCAATAAGCTCAGAGTTATGCTCATCTCTTGGTCCTAAATTTTCTTGTTTAAATCTAAAATCAACACAGTCTCTTGCTCTTTTTATAGGTGTAGAAGAATTTGTTACTTGTGCTTCTGACCATCTATATTTTTTATTACCGCTTAGGTTTGACTCAAGAATATCAATATATCTTTTAGAGTCTTCTAATGAAAAAACATTTCTGTAAACATTTAAACCAAGTCCTGGATTCTCTACTAGAATACCATTGTCTATAGTTTTTGCAGCAACCCTATTTAATGCTGTTTCAGATCTATCTTTTGTAAACCAAGGGTTTTCGTTTTCATCATAAAATTCCATTAAAATCTCCTTTTTTATTCATTATACACCATCTTGATTTAAATTTCAACCAAACAATATAGAAAAACATTATTTTAAAATAATATGAGTGCCACCCCTATAAAACAAAAAAAGCCAAACTATGTTGGCTAATTTTGTATTATCTGATTCTTACCAGACACCAGGTAAAGTGAAGTATGGGAAGTACGGTGCAGCTGGTCCAAAACTTGGGAAGTATGGAGGGAAGAATGGGAAGAATGGGAAGTACGGGAAGAACGGTGGGAAGAACGGGAAGAATGGGAAGTACGGGAAGAACGGTGGGAAAAACGGGAAGAATGGGAAGAACGGGAAGAAAGGTGGGAAGAATGGGAAGAATGGGAAGAACGGGAAGAAAGGTGGGAAGAATGGTGGGAAGAATGGGAAGAACGGCGGGAAGAATGGTGGGAAAAATGGCGGGAAGAATGGAGGGAAAAATGGCGGGAAGAATGGAAAGAATGGAAAGAATGGTGGG